ATGGGCAAACGGGTTCGGATGCGACTTTCAGCGGTAGGAATCAAGCACCTCAAGGAGCCTGGTTATTACGCCGACGGCGACGGCCTTTATCTACAGGTTTCACCGTCCGGCACAAAGTCCTGGATCTTCCGCTTCATGCTCAATAAGCGCGCACGAGAAATGGGTTTAGGGCCGTACTCTGTCTTTTCATTAGCCGAGGCGCGCGAAGCAGTAAGCGACTACCGTAAATTGCTTTACAAGGGGATCGACCCCATTGAGCACCGGAAAGCGGAGCGCGAAAAGAACTTGGCAGTTGTCGCGCAGCGGAAGACCTTCGAAGAGTGCGCCTACGAGTATCACAAGCTCCACGCACACGGCTGGAAGAATGTGAAGCATGCCGACCAGTGGATCAACTCCCTCACGGCCTACGCTTTCCCCGAGTTTGGTAAGAAAGACATTTCCGACGTGACAAAGGCGGATGTCGTGCGTGTCCTGGAGCCGATCTGGACGACGAAACATGAAACCGCGTCTCGTGTGAGGCAGCGGATCAGATCCGTCCTGGACTGGGCGGCCGCCCGGGACTACCGCCGCGGGCACGACCCGCACATGTGGGATCAAGTAACGCAATCCCTCCCAAAGACCAAAGACTTAAAAAAACCGCAACACTTTGCATCCTGCCCATATTCAGCGATCTATGAGGCAATCCAGTCAATCAAAGGCTCCAATGCCGGCGACACCGTCAAGAACGCATTCGAGTTCATCATCCTGACCGCTGGCCGTTCCGGCGAAGTTCGCGGCGCGGAATGGTCGGAAATCGACTTCGAGGGCAAGCGCTGGATTATTCCCGCCCATCGCATGAAGGCTAAGAAGGAACATCGTGTTCCTCTCTCCCCCAGGGCAATTGAGATCCTTAAGGCGCAAGAAGGCAAGCATTCCGCCCTTGTGTTCCCGAGCGACAAGGGCAAGTCCTACTCCGATATGACATTCACGATGGCACTGCGGCGCCTGGGCCATGAGTTCACAGTTCACGGCTTCCGATCGACGTTCCGCGACTGGGCGGCCGAGCAGACCGCGTTCCCGCGGGAGGTATGCGAAGCCGCACTGGCTCACGTGTCGGCAAAGGACGCGACCGAGGCGGCTTATTTTCGGAGTGACTTGTTCGAGAAGCGGCGCCAGCTAATGGAAGCCTGGGCGACCTACTGCGCAACCGAGAAGAAAGCGGCGCAGGTCGTCGGCATCGGAGGGAAGAGAAAGAAGTAGCAGAAAACCGGCCCGGCGGACCCGGGAAAGCGGCGGAACAGGGTGTTACGAGCACCCCGCCCGCCTGACCACAACCCAAACTTCAAGGGAGTTTGAATCATGGCTCACGCCACTATAGCAGAACAAAACACAGCATCCGCGCTGAGGAAGCTGTTGGACGATCTACGCGACGTTCAAGGGCGATTGCCTAACCTCGTCCGGGCAGCGCAAATGCTGATCATTGACGATGACGAGCTGCAACACGTGGATACCGTCTTGGACGCCGCAATTCGGTACTCCAATGATGCAAACTGGATCGCGGAAGAAATCGAAAAGACCGTTATCCAGCAAGAGGCTGAAAATGACGCCGCCTCTACCCGAGTGGACCTGATACCGCTGTTTGGTTCACAGAAACTCACCCGCGCCGGCGATACAAGCACCTGGATATTTTCCACCAGCACGACAACGCCTAAGAAACTCACCCGGCGCGAGTCTATGCTCATCAATGCCGCGCTACGCGCAGCCGGGGGGCAATAATGGGCATCGTTCAATCGCTCTTAACCCTTCCGGCATGCAAGGCAATGCTGGCCCTGCCAAAGGAGCAAAACGAACCGCTGGAAACCCTGATGCGCCAGCTCCGCGAGCAGGCAAAGACAAAGGAGGTTGCCGCGCTCAAGAAAGGCGACGCGTCAGAGGTTGATTTCTGGCGGCTGGTGGGAATGTTTTCAAAGCACGTTTCTACGGCCTTCAAGCGCGAAAACCTCAAGCGGGAGAAGGCGCAGACAACCCGCGAGCTGCTGGACACGATGCGACCAGCTCCACAGCCGCAGGCGCGTAGTATCTCCCGTTACTCAAACGCCAATGCGCTCCGGTTACCGGCGACAGCAGAGAGCCGGTGCTTGGCGGAGGTTGTCGACATCTCGTTTAGCCCGTGGATCGAGCGCGGCGACCACATCCACGTCGACTTTACCGTTGCGATGCTGACCGTTGATAGCCTTTACTTGGTGGCTCTGGACGATGGCTGTCTGGCCATCCGCGGCTTCCATAAATCGGCCGCCGGCTGGTTCGTTCATGAGAACGGCAACGACACTCCGCATAAGGTGTTTGTGCCGGGCGACCGAAAGCCGCGCGGATACGAAATTGTCGGGCGTATCATTGATGTTTTTAAGAGATCGAGCGTAGGTAACTAGACCGTTTTTAACCATGCCTAGGGCGACGGCCCGAAAACCAGGCTCCCTTACCTGGCCGGCATGGTTTCCAATTTAAGGGCGCGAAAGGGACGGACGTGATACTAAATGGAGCATTCAATCGATCCTTGCTTCAGTCGTATTCTGGCGAAGACTATATAACGATCACAGGACAGCCGATTACTGGAAATTCGAAAGAATCGGTTGAGAGATTATTAATCGACGATTCGTTTCCACTGCGTTATCAGTTAGAACTGATTCAAAGATTCATCGTTGAAATCTTGGCGAAGCCCATCGATGAAAATGGCCCGGCGAGAAGGGCAACTGAAGTAATCAAGGCAGCGGAAATCCTCAGGCATGAGCTTGTTAGCACAATGAATGAGATTATCGCGGACGGGTTTATCCCGTATGAAAGCGAAGATGATGACACGATAGATGCAAGAGCCGAAGGCCGGGTAGATCAGTTTGGTGTGCCTATCGCCGTATATATGCGTTCTCGTCCGCGAAGGTGGGTGTTGTCATCTGATCCGCAGGAAGTTTTTGAGTGCATTTACAGCACGTCCGCGTTACTAAAACCTAAATCAGGTTGGTCCTGGGGTGATGTATGCGGGATACTTGGACTGTGGTGTATCGATGAAGCCATAACCCAAATTGATGCAGGAGAACCCTTTAGAGCAGCCTCGTGGGCCATCTATGCCAAGCGCTACTATGACTGGCAATTTTCGTTCACCGAATGGCAGCGCGAGCAGCAAACGAAGGAAGCGCCAAGCATTGCCTTTGCGCGACAAGGATTGGACGCACGGCACGCGCCAAACAGAGCAATAAAGGAGCGAGCATTGTCAATTTTCGCTTCCAAAGAGTGGTCGTCGCAAGCAGAAGCCGCGCGCCGTATAGCAGCCGAAGTAAATCGGACCGAATTTACCGTGCTGAGATGGATACGAGAATACAAGAAAAACAACTGCTCTACGGGAACGGACATGCCTCTACCCGAGTAGAAGTATCTGTACACGGAGAGATGCCACTCTCCGTGTAGCGCTACCTTTTTTCTACACGCAGTCATTCCTACACTCAGTTCGTCCATCTCCGGACGACTATGAAAGGATTAGGAATGACCTCACAAACCATCATTCGCCTGCCGCAGGTTAAGGAGCGAACAGGCCTCTCCCGCACCACCCTCTACAGCCTCATCAAGGAAGGCAAATTCGCCCGCCCGATCTCGATCGGCGCGCGCGCTGTCGGCTGGCTGTCAAGCGACATTGATGCCTGGATCGAGGCTCGCGTCAAAGCAAGCCGGTCCACCAATTCGTGATGGAGGTCTATCGATGACCTCAAAACAAAAAGGCGCAGTCCCCCGCCAAGAGAACGCGCCTATCAAATCGAAGCCGGAACAGCATACCAAGAAATCGATCATCCTCGCAATCCTTCGGGCCGGACAGAGCCTTAATCGGTTCGAGGCGGAGCGCTTGGGGGACCACTGCTTGCATTCGACAATCGCAGAGCTGCGAAGCGACGGCTATCTTTTCCGTGACGAGTGGGAATGGGTTCCGACCCGTTTCGGAAAAGAGGTCCACGTAAAGCGATATTGGTATATCGGGAGTGGCCGATGAAAACTCCACGACTGGGCCAGCTTCCAGCGCTGCTCGCCTGCCCTTTCTGTGGAGGAGGCGGCAAGCTCAGCCGGATGCCTAGTGCTTCAACTTGGTGGCAAGTCCGATGCGCGGACTATCACTGCGGCGGAGCCACGTGGGCGATGGATGAGCCGGAAAAGGCCGTCGCTGCGTGGAACCGGAGGCCGAATGGCGAAGCGTGACCACGTAAGAGGCGCACTCCCCTTCCATTTCGCCGCGGTACCTTTAGACGTGATCCGCTCTAAGGAATGGCGAGGCCTCCCGCACAGTGCAAGGGCGCTCGCCGTGGATTTGATCAGCCAGTACACGGGCAAGAACAACGGCAGGCTTTGCCCTGCCTTTGAAGTTATGAAGGCGTATGGATGGGCTTCAAAGCGAACACTGATCGACGCAAAGCGCGCGCTGGTGGAATGCCCATTCGTCGTTCTCACTCGCAAAGGTCACCCTCCCCGCACAGCAGAATGGATTGCCTTCACCTGGTGGAAGTTGGATTACGAGAAGTCCATGGATGTGGACCCCAAGGCTTTCCCGTACCTCAATTTTCTCAGCGTTGAAAGGATCGATCCAAACCAAGGAAGGTCACCGCCCGAAAAATCAAATCCTGTGGTGCAGAAACTGTACCGATACGACGAAAAAAAAGCCCTACGAGGTGCAGAAACTGCACCACAAGAGGCGCCAGCATGACGTTCATCGGTACAGAAACTGCACCACTGTTCATAGTGCGGAGCGATTTTTGCCTGTGGTGCAGAAACTGTACATGTTATAGATGTTGCCATCTGTAGTTGTCTTTTGGGGCTTCAGCTCTTGAAGGGACTAAGGGGTTAGAAGTGCGAGCGGCCCAAATCCGCAAGCGATGCGGGCAACCTGCTGACCACGTGCTTGCACCCGGCCAGCACCTGTTGAGCACCGGGCTGGCATCAGATTCGCGACCGTTCGCGAGCATTCGCAATTAGTCGCGGAGCCTCTCTCAAGCACCTTCAAAGCCCCTTCCGAGTAGCAAAAAAACGACTCGTAAAAATATTTTTCATCCGAAGAAATCCGAAGACGTTTTGCCTATTAAATAGGCATTGACCTGTGTTTTTACCCAGTGTAAAGAGGGGCTACATCAACCACCTTTGCAAAGGATAAAGATGATTCACAACATCAAAGAGCAGCGCGCTCTGGCAGTGGCCGAAATGCGCAGCATGGTCGAGAAGGCCCAAGCCGAAAAACGCAACCTTTCTGCTGACGAAGCGGCCAAGTTCGACACACTCAAAGCCAAGGTTACCGACCTGGAATCACAAGAGCAGCGCGCCGCTTTCCTGGCTGACGCTGAGCGTCGCATGCTGGGCACGCCGGTTACTGGTGACAAGTCGTTTGCGGACCTGGAAAAGAGCGTATCGCTTATGGAAGTGCTCCAAGCTGGCATGGAAGGCCGTAGCCTGACGGGCGCCGCTGCTGAATACAGCAAAGAAGCCGAGCGCCGCACCGGACGCAAAGCCGAAGGCGTCTTTATCCCAATGGCAGCTATCGAGAAGCGCGTAAACACGACTTCGAGCGCTGCCGAACTGGTCCCTACCATTCACCGCGCGGACCAATACATTGAGCCGTTCCGCAATGAGCTGCTGGCCCGCCGCCTTGGCGTTCGCGTTCTGTCCGGCCTGACTGGCAATGTGACGATCCCGAAGCACGGTTCCGGTGTCTCTGTTGGCTGGGTTGCTGAGAACGGCAATCTGTCCGACACAAACATGACGTTCGATAACGTCACCCTGTCGCCCAAGCATGCTGGCGGCATCACTGAACTGTCCCGCCAACTGATTCAGCAATCGTCCCCGGATGCTGAGCGCCTGGTTGCCGACGATCTGCGCTTCATGCTGGCGCAGGCAATCGATACCGCGCTTATCAAGGGCGGCGGCACCAATGAGCCTGTCGGCGTGCTTTCCACGACCGGCATTCAGACTGCCAGCTTGGCTACCCTGAACTGGCTGAACACGCTGACCATGAAGGAAAAGCTCGAACTGGTGAACGCGACCGCGGCTAACTGGCTGATGAGCAAAAAGGTTGCCACCAAGTTTGCGGCCACCGAGAAATCGACCGGCACTGGCGTCTACCTGATGAGCGGCGGCCAAATTGCCGATCTGCCGGCCTACAGCACTAACCAAGTGCCGAACGTCGATGCTGATTCCGGCGTGGCGATCCTGGGCGACTGGTCCCAAGTCCTGCTGGGCATCTGGTCCGAAATCGACATTCTGGTGAACCCTTACGACTCTGCGGCCTACGCTCGCGGCGGCGTGAAGGTGCGCGCAATGTCGACGGTGGACATCGCGGTGCGTCACCCGGAAGCGTTTGTTGTCGCCAACGACGTAGCAATCTAAGGGGCGAGCATGGACCTTGAACTGAGAACCGGCAACGGGCTATCGGTGGCAGCACAAGGCCGGCTCGCCGGCTACGCTGCTGTCTACAACTCCGAGAGCCAAGATCTGGGCGGCTTTGTCGAAATCATTCGACCGGGCGCTTTTAACGCGTCTCTCAGTTCGGGCCTGAATATTCGCGCTCTTTGGCAGCACGACGGCAAAGCCCTTTTGGGCACCACCAAGGCCGGCACGCTTCGCCTGAAGGAAGACACTCGCGGCCTTGGCTTCGAGCTGGACCTTCCGGGCACCACCATTGGAAAAGACCTTTCCATCTTGGTGGACCGTGGCGACGTGGCCGGCTGCTCTTTCGGGTTCCGCGTGCGTGACGGCGGCGACCGCTGGGAGCAACGCGGCGGAACGCTTGTCCGCGAGCTGCTGGACGTTGAGTTAGTGGAAATCACCCTGACCGATGACCCGGCTTATATGGACACGTCCGTAGCCAAGCGCAGCATGCCCTTCCGCGTCACAGAGCGCACCTTGCAATCCCTTTGGCTGGAGACGCTCTGATGAGCCTAATCAAACGAGTATTGGCCCGCATGGGTATGGAACGGCGCGATGCCTCAGACCCGTATTGGGCGAACTATGCTTCGCTTCGTAGCGGAAGCGTGGCCACAGGCCGGGCGGAAAGCCTGAGCGCCGTCTATGCGTGCGTATCGGCCATTTCCGAGACTATCGCATCCTTACCCCTGATCCTGTACCGACGCACCGAGGACGAAGGCCGGGAACGCGCAAGCGACCACCCGCTTTACAAGGTGCTCCACGATCAACCGAACGAATTGCAGACCGCCTTGGAGTTCCGCGAGATGATGACCGCAATGGTTCTCCTGCGCGGCAATGCTCACGCTGAAATCAAGCGCGGCTATGACGGCCAAGTGCGCAGTCTGATCCCTATTCCTGGCGACCGTGTAACCACGCTACAGCTGGAAAATGGGCGACTGGCTTATGACGTGACAGACGCAAAAGGCAAGGTCCGCCGGCTGCTACAGGAAGAAGTATTGCACCTGCGGCACCGGTCCGAGAACGGCCTTATCGGCGTTGCCCCCATTACCGCAAGTCGTGAAACTGTCCAATTGGCCCTGGCCGAGCGTGACCACGGCAATAGCACCTTTACCAATGGAGCGCGTCTGTCCGGGATCTTGAAGTTCCCCGCGAAGTTGAACCCGGACCAGACCAATAAGCTGCGCGATAGCTGGAACAGCCAGCACGCCGGCGGCGCGAACGCTGGCAAGACCGCGATTCTGTCTGAGGGCGTGGAGTATCAGACCGTATCGATGAGCATGGAGGATGCGCAATGGCTGGAAGCAAGGCAGTTCTCTGTAGAAGAGATAGCACGCCTGTTCCGAGTACCGCCGACCATTATCGGGGATCTGAGGCACGGCAACTACAGCAACAGCGTGGAGATGAACCGTGTCTTTGTGGTCCATACCCTGCGTCGACACATGGCGATGTGGGAACAAGCAATCAGCCGCTCACTACTGACCGACGCCGGAAGGCGTATCTACTTCGCCGAGCATAACGTCGAAGGCCTGCTGCGTGGCGATAGCACCAACCGTGCCGACTTCTACAGCAAAGGGATTGCCGATGGCTGGCTGACCCTTGATGAAGTGCGCAAGTTCGAGAACCTGCCGAAACTGACCAAGGAAGAACGCGATGGCAAAGATCAAGCTACAGACCCTCAAGCCAAGAATTCAGATGCTGGAGTCAAGACTACAGATGGCCCCATCGATAAGAGCGCCGAGGAAAAAGAAAGAGGATAACGGCCGCACCCTTGCCCTGGGCAATGCGCCTTGGCGCAAGCTGCGTGCTTTGGTGCTGAACGATGATCCGTTCTGCCGTCACTGCGGACAGCCGGCCACCGATGTGGATCACATCAACAACGACCCGAGCGACAACAGGCTGGAGAACCTTCAGCCGCTTTGCCATTCTTGCCATTCGCACAAAACCAATGTGGATATGGGTCACCGCGTGGCGTATGGCTGCGATGTGAACGGAATGCCGCTTGATCCAAGCCATCCTTGGAATCTCGAAAAATCACCAGAAGCTGAGCCGCACAAACCGACTGGTTCCCCTCACGCAAACGCTAACCGAGAAAACGAGCCATGAAAGTGACGCCCAAGCGAAAGCGATCCGATAGCGCAGCGGCAGCGATCGCAGCCGTGCAAGCTGCCGCTATGGGCCCATTGGAGCCACCGGCGTGCGTCACCCTACGTCCGATCGATCGCCCGTTCTGGAAGGCGATTATGGAGGCGCGCGCTCGCGACACTTGGACCGAGGTCGACTTGGTCACCGCGGCGACTCTGGCGCGCACCCAGGCCGATATTGAGCAGCTATACGGCCAGCTCGACGCAGCCGGCTATATGCTTGGCGAAAAGGCACACCCGCTTGTCGCCGTAGTGGAGACTTTAAGCCGGCGCGCCGTGGCGCTCAAGCGCGTGCTCCATGTCCACGCTGAGGCGACTGTCGGTAAGTCCGAAGACGCCGCCAAGGTACTGGAGCTGGAGCGCAGCGCTCGCAAGCAGGACGATGACGATCTGATTCCGACCCTGCGCATGGTGAAGTGATGAGCCGCGCCGCCCGTGTCATTGCCTTCATTGAGCGATTCTGTGTTACCCCTGAAGGCGCAGACGTGGGCAAGCCAATGGTGCTGGCCGAGTTTCAAAAGCAGTTCATCCGCGACGTCTACGACAACCCGGCCGGCACGCGACGCGCCTACCTCAGTGTGAGCAGAAAGAACGGCAAAAGCGGTTTGATTGCCGGCCTCCTGCTGGCGCACCTAGTTGGACCGGAGGCAAGGCAAAACAGCCAGATCGTCAGCGGCGCAATGAGCCGGGACCAAGCGGCGCTGGTCTTCAATCTGGCGGCCAAGATGGTTCAGCAATCCCCCCGGCTGTCTGAAATCGTGCGCATCGTCCCGAGCGGCAAGCGCCTGCTGGGCCTGCCCCTCAATACCGAATACAAAGCGTTGGCAGCCGATGGCAAGACCGCGCACGGCCTTTCTCCTGTCCTGGCGATTCTAGACGAAATCGGCCAAGTCCGAGGCCCACAATCGGATTTTGTCGATGCGATCACCACCAGCCAAGGCGCGCACGCCGAGCCCCTGCTGATTGCCATCTCGACCCAAGCAGCCAGCGACGCCGACCTGTTATCTGTTTGGCTGGACGATGCGAAAGCCAGCAATGATCCCCGCATCGTGTGCCACCTGTACGCCGCCCCGGAAGGCTGCGACCTGATGGACGAGAGCGCCTGGAAGGCGGCAAACCCTGCCTTGGGGATCTTCCGAAGCGTGGATGACCTGCGCGAGCAAATGACCCAGGCGAAGCGCATGCCGAGCATGGAGAACACCGCGCGCAACCTGCTTCTGAATCAGCGCGTATCAACTGAAAGCCCGTTCGTGTCGCCGGAAGTGTGGAAGTCCTGCGGCGCCGCTGTCCTGCCGTTCGATGACGATTGCCCGGTATATGCCGGCCTGGATCTTTCGGCGCGCACCGACCTGACGGCACTTGTTCTCGTCGGCAAGGTCGACGGAGTGTGGCAGGTAGTCTCGCACTTCTGGACCCCGGCGCTGGGGATACACGACCGCGCCAAGCGTGACCGGGCACCCTATGACATGTGGCATCTAAAGGGATACCTGCGGACGACGCCCGGCGCAACTGTCGACTATGAGCACGTTGCGCACGACATGGCGACCATCCTTGACGGGTTGAACATCCAGGCGATTGCCTACGACCGCTGGCGCATCGATCTGCTGCGCAAGGAGTTGGAGAAAATCGGTGCAGACCTTCCCCTGGTGGAATGGGGGCAAGGTTACAAGGATATGGCCCCTGCCCTCGATGCGCTGGAGGCTGAATTACTGAACAGCCGAATTGCGCATGGGATGCACCCGGTTCTAACGATCTGCGCCGCTAACGCTGTCGTGACGAAAGACCCGACCGGAGCACGGAAACTGGACAAGAGCCGCGCCACTGGCCGTATAGACGGTATGCAAGCTCTTGCCATGGCTATTGGCGTTGCTGCGCGCGCGGACGAAATAACAGGAAGCGCATACGAGAGCGGCGAATTTATGTTTGTTTGAGCAATGCCCGGAGAGCACCCGGCCCGATAGGGATAGTGCTCGCGGGATAAGTCGGACAGTGCCCGCTTCATGAAAAACGCCGACAGCCGGCGGCAGGTTCCTTTCGGTATACCTCACCTGGGCGGCCGGCACTTCCAAGTATGTTATTGTCAGACCTCAACTTTTTTCATGTGAGGAAACAATGCTCCTTCAGATCAGGGAAAACGAATACGTTAATCTCGCAAACGTGGCTCGCATCGTTAAAGATGTTTCCGGCAACGACACTAGCTTCTCCTTCTACAGTTCAACGAAGGAGCTGATTGCGCAAACTGATTGGGGAAGTGAATTTAATGATGGGGTCATGCGGGGACTGAAGAAGTACGGACTCGTCGAGAAATCGACCCCGACCTCCGTTTCGGGGCTTTCGCTCTAA